GTTTACCCATAGTGGAATTAAATTCCTCTACTTCATTTACAAATGGTACATTACTTTTACTCATAACTATTAAATATTATGTCCTCCGTTATTAATCTTCAGACTGTCAAAAAATTCTTTTCTTGCTAAATTATCATTATCTCTAAATACTCCTGATGCTTTGGTTGTAACCATAGCTGCTCCTTGATGTTTTACACCTCTACAACTTACACAATTGTGAGTACCAACAATAGTAACAATTACACCCTTATTACCTTCAGTAATTTTACACACTGCATTATGAATAGCTGATGTTAATTGTTCTTGGATTGCTCCTCTTCTACCAAATAATTCAACGATTCTATTTAGTTTACTTAAACCAATTACTTGACCACCTTCTCCTGCTATATAACCAATATGAACTACTCCCCCAATTGTTTGATGGTGGTGTGAACACATTGATGTAAGTGGAATATTTCTTTCAATAATAATTCCATCATAACCATCAGAAGGAAATGATGTAATAGGAGACATAGCAGTATATCTACCTGCCCATAAATCATTTACATATGCTTTAGCTACACGCCTTGGGGTTTCCATTGAGTTTGGATCATTTCTCCAATCACATTTTAAAGCATCTAAAAATTGACCATAAGCTACTTCTGCTTCATCAATCATTTTATCTTTTTCAGATTGTTTTAAGGGGAATCCAGGTGCAACACCATTAGCAAAACCTTCTTTTACAACTTCTAATTCCTCGTGAATTTTTCTTCGTTTGTTTTCCATTAATATAACTTTTTATTTGATATAATATACGAATAATTTGGGTAAATTCCAAATTATACTTTATAGTCTTGGATTGAATTTGAATCTTCTCTTTCCCAAGGATATACTATCCAATCATCTGAATTTACTGATTTTGCCCAAGTTGTAGGTATAAAATCCGAAGTATGTGGTTTAAAATGAAGACATGCTGTTTTTAAGTTAAAAGGGAAAGCATATTCAACCTGATGTTTGTTAAAATATTCCTGAAAGGTTGTTCCACTATCACAAATATCATCTATAATTAATGTTGTTGGTGTGATTGTTCCTTTTGTCATAGGAATTTTCATACGATGGGAAACCATAACTGCTGGTATTAAACCACCTCTCTGCAATCCAAATATGTCTTTTACTTCAATTTTTGACATTTCTATTTGTCGACACAATTCATCAACTAGATTATTTATATCTGTCCAATTTAAATATAGCTTATCGTTTTCCCCCATTGTATTCTGTTGCATGTCCTTCTTGAATTAATAATTTATTTACATTTATTTCATCTACAAATATCGTACCTAAACATCTTCCATATTTTCCAACCCCATGAGACTGAAGAGTAAAATCTCCGATTCCCATTAATTCTATAAGTCTTTCTTTAGCGGCTAAACCCCTTGCTTTTTCTTCTAAATCTCTAGTTCTTGATTCAGGGGCATTTATTTCATGCATTCTAATTCTTACTTTTTTCCAAGTATTAAACCCTAAATCTACAAGGGCATCAACGGTGTCTCCATCAACTACTCTATCTAATTTTGCTTTATATTTATACATTTTCTAAATGTTTTTGTAATTTATCAATTAATACTAAAACCTCATCTGGCTCCATTGTTATTGCACAACATGCCCCAACATTTTCTTTTATTTCTTCTAGAATTTCTAATGCTTCTTCTTTAGACATTATACTTCTCTTTTATCTTCAAAAGCAATAATATGTGGTCTCCATGTCATTCTATAGCCATTATCTCTAACCCAATCAAATAGTACAGGATAAGATTTAAATAGTGCTTCTCTTGAGTCTCCTGCAGGCATAAACCATACTTTATCTTGGGGGACATCAAGTATTTTTAAACAATTCATTATTTCTTCTAAAGCACCTTCATCTTTACCATCCCAAACAGGTTTTATATGATAGTCTGAATGGTATTCTATTGATTCTTTTATAGCATTATAGTTAAGTCTAAGTTTATTATGTCTATCTATCATTCTTTGATCCGTAGTCGCACCTTGTGGTGTTGCCACTCCAAGGACAGGTACCGAATTAGAGAATTTGGGACTGATAGAAAGCAAATTGATAGGATAATCTGTAGGTAAAAAATGGCTACCTTCAGTCTCGATTGTAATAAATATATTATTTTCATGTGCAAAATGTGTTAATTCGTTTACTAATGCACCATGCATAGTAGGTGAACCCCCAGTTAACATCATTTCTTTAATATGGGGATTTTTTTTATACATTGCAATAATATCATTAAAATTGAAATGTCCTTTTTCGGGGTGAATACTAGTATACCAGGAATCACACCATCCTCCTTCTCCAAAATAACATCTATGTGTGCATCCTGTTGTTCTAATTACTATTGTTGGATACCCAGCTCTACTTCCTTCAGATTGTACAGCTGTATAAACTTCTACAATAGGTAAATTTTTTTCGTAATCTGTAACCCTTTTTAATTGTTTATGCATATGTTAATTTTTTTAAGTGGTTTTTCATTCACTGTTGTAACTTATTCTCCTATATAATATGCAGCATTTTTACCATGCTCCATAAATTTAACTTTTGTAACCTTTACTCTGCCTTCTGTTTCAGCATCTACAAATTCATTAAGCTTGTTATAAATATATTCAGCAAATTTTTCTGCTCCAGTAGCTGGGATTACTCTTACTTGGGCTACACCTGCAGTATCCATTTGTTGGAATGCTTTTAATTCAGGGTCATCTTCAGCTACTACTAAGGTATGATCAAACATGTAATCCATCCAAGCTTTAGGAGATTTACCATCTATAAGAGTTTTAGCTCTTTTCATGCCCCCAAAATCCCAAACCCAATTTCTTTGATCTAATTCTCCTTCAAAATAAACTTTAAATGAAATACCATAACCATGAACAAATCTACAATGAGTTGTAGTTGCTTTCCATTGACGAAATACTGTAGAAAATCCATCAAATACCTTACTTGATTGAAACTTTCCCATTATACCTTTTTTCCTTTATTAAATCTATCTATAGCTGCTACAGTTTCCATTACTTTTTCTACAGTAATACCTTGTAATTGTGTCCCTTCTAATCTAAGATGTTCTAAATCCCCAGCATGGTTTGTATATATAATACAAGGTATACTTTGAGGTTTCATAGATTCAACTATAGTTACTTCAGTATTTATGTCTACTTTTCTAACAGGCATTTTTCGTGCAACGCTTGTCATAATACCATCTACTTCTTTACCAAAAGGTTCAGCTTCAGCAGCTGGATTTGTGAAGTATGCTATTCCAATATTTTCCATTTTTATTTATTTTTAATTATTATACCAATTTAAGATTTCATTTTCTGGTTTGTTACCAATTGATCTTTTAAGTTCATTTCCAGACCCATCAACTAAAACTAAACATGGAATATTTCTAATACCAAATTTAGCTGACATTTCTGAGTTTGAATCTACATCAATTTTTTGAACAGGCATCCCATTAGCTCTTAGTTTATCCATTGTAGGACCTAAGATTTTACATGGACCACACCACTGTGCTGAAAAATACAATACTTTATTCATAATTTTAATTTTTTATTTATACTAATTCTTCGATTATACCTATTATTTCACTTAATATAAGAAAAATAGTTGCCCAAACCAAACTAAAAGGGATAATAGCATAACCTAATATACGAATACCAGATTTGATAAAACTAATTTGTTGATGTAATTTTGGATCTGGGATTTTATCTAATTTATTATCCTTCATAATTTTCTAATACTTGTTCAACATAAGATTGTGCTATTTCATAATCAACTGGGCCTGTTTCATCAGCATATTGTACAGGGTCAGGTCTACCTAATTTTATAAATGCTTCAATACGTTCTACTGATGATGCCGACTTATAGTCAGACCATCCTTCAGGTGTTGGTTTATATGAAGTATTTGTTCTAGCATAGACTTCATCAAAATCAATATCTAATTTTTTACATAGTACTTCTCCATCTTTAAGAATATCATATTTATCTCCTTCTAGATAAGGTGTGTAATAATCTACACTTTGAGCATTCCAATTTCCCTCAGTAAATGCTTTATAATCAGCATCTCTAAATTCTTGTCTACAATCAGGATAAATAGCATGATCACCAGCATGGATTCCCATTGCTATTTTAACAGGTAAAGATGTTTTATTGGCAATTGATAATGCTACAGCCTGTATAATAGATGAAAATATTTTATTTCTATTAGGTACTACTGTTTCTTTCATATTATCTTGCTCATAATGACCCTCTGGAACATCTGCTCCACCTTCAACTAATGCTGAATCTAGTAATTCTACTAGTCCATCTAGTTTAATTGATTGATAAGTAACATTATGACCATTTCTTTTTAGGTAATCTACTAATGCTCTTGCTCTTTTAAGTTCAACTTTATGTTTTTGACCATAGTCAAAAGATAAAGCTGTTACTGTTTCAAATTTATCAAGACATTTAAGCAATAATGTACTTGAATCCATACCACCTGATAGTGATACTACTGCGTGTTTTGGTTTTTCCATACCAGGAATTTCTAATTGTGTCATTTTTATTTATTTTTATCTGCCAGGTATTATTAAGCGTATAGGCAAACGCTGTTATAAATTATTAATTTTTCTAAACATACCCAAATTATAATCTAAAAGATCAAAATCAACTTGGTCATTTAACATATAAAAGAAATCATTCATATTTGCTTTTGGCTTTTGATATAAACCATAATTTTTATATTGAACGTCTTCTAAAGTAGCCATTACTGGGTTTGAAGTATCAATTGATTCTATACAATTAACACCCTTGTACCATCCAAATTCTTGGGGTACCGCACATCCTAATAAATGGATCCTATCATCTTGTTTTATATCCCCCATTTTCATCAAAGCTGTAATTACATACAATCTTCCTAAAGCTTTTCCTAAATCTTTATTAGGATGAGGGCATATATCATTATAATAAGAAGCACCATATGAAAAACAAATTTTTCCATAACCTAAATCTTTATAAGCTTTAACGCACTCTGAGGCTTCATGTATTGTTTTAGCTTGTACTACTGCTACTTTTTCTACTTCTTTTGGAAAGTCATAAATATTCCAAATATTAGCATTTATTATAGATTCTTCAGCATTTTCCCAAACATCCGGAATTATAAATTCATTAGGTTTTAATTCATTTATCCAGTGAATTAATCTAGAACTATCATAAGCTTCCCCTAATTCATGAAGAGAATTATCCATTATAATATAACGTCCTGCTTTTTTAGCTTTCCTAAAATATTCTAAATATTTAGGTTCTTCATCTAATAAGTGAGGGAGACAATAATCATAATCATTAAATTTTAAACTATCGTCTAGTAGACACATCGGTGTCTCGTGACTTATTTTTATTGCCATATGTTTGTATTTTATATTTAATATACGAAAAGGATTGTTGTAAACCAAGTCCACCTAAAAGGAAAGTCCAAATATTGGGATGCCAATGTTCACCACAAAGCCCAAATGCATGTCTAAAAAATTCTACCATTAGTCTTCTTCTACAAATTCTACATCTCCATAATCATCAATTGGTTTATCTCTTACTAGATCCCAATCAGCATCATCTATGATATCTTGTTGAATATCTTCATTACCTGTTTTCCATCGCTTTAATTCTTCATCTGTTAGGACATATTCTTCCCATCTGAAGTTTGCGTAATTTACTGTTCTTGTTAATTTTGCCATTATATTACTCTTTTAAAAATTGCTTGTTCTTTTAATTTTGCCTCAATTACAATATCCGGTTCAAGACCATATGTTTGTATTTTTTCATAAATTATATCAGAGTGAGCTTGAGGACGAATTGACTCATCTAATTTTTCTTTTCTACGACTTTCTGAATAGTGGCAACATTGAGCAATTCCTTCAGGCCATGTAATAGCAGCCATCTTTAATGCTTCTTCTTCAGTCAAACCACCAGTATTAAACTTATGATGAAAATAATCAAACGTAATTGGAATCCCAATTGTTTGGTAAATACCATCAAACAAATCTTTTACTGAGTATTCATTTGGGCTGTCATCATTTTCAATAACAAGACGTTTTTTAGTATCATCATTAAGTAACTCAAAATTTTTACAAAAACGCTTTAATGTTTCCTTTTTATCACCATATGCACCCCCTACATGAATATTAATTTTATTATAATTTGATGGTTTAAAACCAAGCATATTGAACTGCTCACTATGGCAATTTAATTCACGAATAGTTTTGTCAACAACTTTTTGATTGGGGGATGCTAAACAATTATAAGGACCAGGATGCATAGTAAGACGTTGATTTGCATCTGTTGCAATTTTTCCTATTTCCAACATCATACTACAAATTTCATCATAATCTTTTAAATCAGATAATTTATACTCATCTGACCATGCAAATATTTGGGATGAAAGACGAAATAATTTAATTCCCATCTCATTATTCCATTGAATAATTGTTTTAAGATCTTTAACATTAAGCAATGCAAGATCAGAGACATAATCAATACCTCTAGCATCAAAAGTCTTTCGACGCATAGTTCGATTTGTCATAATTTTATTTGCACTGAGTGCTGTGTTAATGCAAGCGTAACCTAGATTCATATAACTTTTATTTACGGTAAATATACGAAATTATTCTTTATTTTCCAAATTTTTACCAGGGTGTTTTTTTTTCCTAGTGTATTTTTTTTTATTTTTAAAAGGAGGAGGTACCCTTAAACTATCCCAAATTTCTTGTTGAGTTAATTGTACTTTTTTTAACTTTATCTCCTTTTTATTTTTCATTAGAATGGTAATTCTTTTTCTTTCTTACTGATAGGTTCTGAATGGTCTTCTAATTTTCTATAATTAAAAGAAGCAAAAGGTTGCTCACCTAATTCTAGTATATTAACTCCACCACCAAAATTTTCATCAATTTTTTTCTTCATTTGATGAGCTCTTTTACGAGCCATATAATCATTTTCAGCATAGACATACATATCCATCTTTACTACATATCTTTTTTCTTTATTCATCATCATCTACTGTTATAAATTCTCTATCTGTATTAATGTTATCAAGCATTTCAATTGCTTCTTCCATCATTTCTTTCATTTCAACTACCATATGATCTAATTCTGCTACTCTAACACAATTTTTAATCTCATATTTATAGTGATCTAATTCTTCAATTTTATCAACCACTTCTTGTAATTCTGGGACGCAATCCCAACCGTCTTCTATTGTTTTTATTTCTGACATATTAATAATTTTGGTTTAAAATTTCTTCATCTGATGGTTCATATTCTTCTACATCAAATTCATCATCATTACCATACATTTCTTCTTCTAGTTTTGATGCTTTTTCTGCTTCAGCAGCTAGCTCATCTTTCCATGCAATTTCAGGAAGTAAACCTGCATTTTCAACTAAAGACCAAATCCTTTCTTTCCATAAATCCATTTTTACACCTTCAATAATACAATGCCATCCAAATTGACGAGTAAATTCACCAAGAATATCTATAAATTCACGTGTTAGTTCATCTAATTGACCCCCAACTTCAAAATTAGTACCATATTTATCTGAACCATTTGTTTCATTTTCATACATTTCTTTTACCTTTAACCACTTTGGGGTTAAAAACGACTTTTCAATTTTTGCCATAACTTTTATTTTATTTTTATTTGATTATAATTAATTTTACCTACTGATTTTTTACCTAACATGTCAAATGTATATAATGTAACACAGGTTGGACCCCATTTAGTAACATTCATACCATACCAATCTGCATGGATTGATTCTCCATTTTTGGAAACTTCAAATACTTTAAGAAAATCTCCCCACTCACCTTTTTCATTTTTTGTATAATGAGTAATCCCATCAACTGTAAATTTTACATTACCTTTTTCTAATTGTTTTTTAATATCCATAACTCTTATTTTTTAAGGTTTATAATACATCCAAGAGCCATCATAAGTGATAGCACACAAAATGCCATTTCATTAAGTGGATCTGCAAATTTAATGTAATTAAGAATTATACCAGTTGCTGTAATGTAAGCAACTCCAAGTGATACTACTGCTCCTATTAGAGCTTGAAAATTGATTTTTTTAAACATAACCTTTATTTTTGTTTTAAATGCTTGGCTTCATGCCTCATTTACCCCGTAAATATACGAACTCTCCTCCGCTTCTCCAAATATTTACGCGAAGATCTTCCAATTACTTTCAGCTTTAGTTGCTGCTAATTCATATGGATGGTTATCATAATTATATCCCATATTATAATATCTTTTCATCCATAAAGGAGATTGTAAATAATGTTGATATTCATGGATTAAAGTCTGAATTAACCATTTTTTATTTTGGGCTTTTAACCAATAAATAACTATAGTATTTTCTTCTCTATCAAACTCAGCATCAGGATCACATTCACCTTCAATACACTCTATACCTGTTATTCTAGCATATATGTTATGGTGTAGTTCTATGTATGGGGTGCATTCATGATATTTAGAATACCCATAATATTTTTCAATTTTAGGATAAACTTCATTAATTATATTTTGTACTTCTTCTTTATTCATACCGTGAATATACGAATAATTTCTTAGAAAACCAAATATTTACACAGAGATTTTAACCTAAAGAATTATTATCATTAGGGATTATAAAATATTTACGACCACTAATGGCAAAAGTACCACCTTGTCTAATCATTTTTTTAAAAAAATTAACTTCAGATTCACTCCATGATTCACTTTCTTTAATAATTACTTCTTTATCTGTAATTAGTTTTTTATTCATGAATATTTGTGTTTTTCCTCTTATTGATTGTTTACTTAGCATAACTGTATATTTAATAGGTAATAGTTAAATCATCATTTTTTTCATTAAAAATATTTAATTTTGATGATTTTAATTGTGTAACTTCATGAGGCATTAAAGGTCTTTTAATAATTTCCTCTATTTCTTTTTGTTCGTCTTTTAAATCCATTTGAGAATATCCTTTAGGGAAAGGGGGTTTAGGTGGTATTATTTCTTTAGCTTCATCTTCCCAATCAGTATGTTTTGCTTGTACTTCAAGGCTAGCTCCTTTTTCTTCTTCTTCAATTACTATTTTTTCCCCGTAAAGGTTTTTTTTTGTTTTTGGTTTTATTTGTTCAAAAGCATAATTAGCAGCAATTACTAGAGCAATAGCTAGGGGATCAAACACAAATATAATTGTTAAAAGCAACCAATTAATAATCTTATCCATAGAAGTACCTGTTAACCCTGATAGGTATTTTAAAGGACCTAACTCACTAGATATAGCATCACTAGTTTTTATTTCTACTATTTCAGTTTCATAATCAAATAATTTTTGATTTAATTCATCTACTTTACTATTAATTACTGTTTGTCTTTCAATAGCTTGGTCTAATTGTTGAGTTAAAACTCTACGGGTTGAAGAAGATTGTGTCGTGATTATATTACCTAATGTGTCTTTATACTGTATTTTATTCGTAGATAAACCATTTCTTAAACTAGTCACAGACTCATTAATAGATGATTTTTCTTCATTATATACAACTAATTGTTCTTTAATATTATCTCTTTTTACTTCTACTAAAGAAATTTGTGCATCAATTGTTCCGGCTTTAGCAGCTGTTTCTTGATAAGCTGCTGATAAAAAACCATAAATCCCCATTGATGTAATTAAGATTAACACAATACAAGCTACAGATAAATAATATTTTAAAAATTTAGGTAATCCTTTACGGTATTGATATAATAATGAGGCAATTACTAATTTAGCTACTTCTAAAGAAGCTGCCATAATAATAACTGCAAATGCTGCTCCAGCAAATAATTTACTAAGCCCACTAATTGAATAAAAAGCTGCTGATATACTTACTGCTAATGCCGATAGAGCTATTATAAAAGGAAATATTCTTTTTTGAATTTTATGCCACATAACATAGTTTTTATTTTCTAAAACCCTTATGCTTATCTATACGGTCTAATATTTTATTTAATTCTTCTATTTTAATTAAACCTGCCATAGATGCATTTTTAAGAGCACTTATTAATTGTAATACCATGAACGGTACAATAATTACTTCAGATAACCAACCTGTTCCAGTAAATCCTTTTTCTACCATTAATATAACTGTTAAAATAGCTAACCAAACAAATGTATTTTTTGTTATTTTTAGTGCTTTATATGTCTTGAATCCTTCTCTTTTTATTCCTGCCCAAATCCCAAAGATTCCATCTAACCACAATACAGCTGCTACAGCTAAATATTGTTCCATGTTGTCCATTGATAAATTTAAAAAATATGTACACAAGTATGTGCAAAATGATGTTATTCCCACTATAGATAATTTTGTTTGCATTCTGTTATAAATTTATAAGCATTTCTAATAATTCTGGTTGAGGGAACATATCATATTTATCTTTTCTAGTATTAGTATGTGTCCACATCCCTTTAACTCTCCCATAATACGCATCAGGATTAAAATCAAACCCATCAGCTCCTTTAGCTTTTATTTCTTCAACTAATCCTTTAGTAACATCAATGTTATCTCTATCTGCTATATAAAGAATCCATAGCCTTAATGTTTCTATTTGGGCATCTGAATATCTGTGCCATGTTTTATGTCCTCTAAAAGGTTTATCTAAAGTTACAATTTGGTCTTCAACTACTTTAGTACCAGCGTATGTTTTACCATCTACTATATAACCAAAATTATTAACTTCAATCCCAACAGAGTTAACATGCATTTGTTGATTTCCATTTCTTCCTAAATGCCAACCATAATTACCTTCTGGGAATGCTTGGACTAATGTTCCATCATATTGATCATCATTACCTTTTACGGATTGGCCCCCTAATACAAATTCTGTACAAACAGCTCCTCTATTATCTCTTCCCCAATGATCAATTGTTCTAAAAGGATTATTCCATCCTGCTGTATGGTGTAAGAAAATATATTCAGGTTTTACAGGACCTTGTTTATATTCATTCCAAGGAAGATAATGTTTATGAATATGTAAACCATTAAAAGTTTCAAAAATTCTTTCAAAATCATCGGTAGTAAATGGTTCTTCTGCTTCTGATAATTCCATTAAATCCCAAGTAATAGGTCCTACTATTCCATCATCTTTTATTCCATTTTCTTTTTGCCATTTTTTTACGGCTGAGGAGGTTCCTGGGCCAAATTCTCCATCTATTTTAATGTTTAAAAATTGTTGTAATTCTTTAACTTCTTTTCCTTTTGAACCTATTTTTAATATCATTATTTTAACATTTAATTATAAATATTAATAAGCTGATTCCTGTTTAACTACTTCTATAGCTTTTAATATTTTAGGGTAATCTACGGGGCATAATAAATCTAACCCTGCTTTTGCTGTAAATTTTATATAAGCGTCCCCCTTAATATAAAGTAAAATAGTTGGGGCCATTCGAATTCTTAATTCTTTTTTAAGTTTAGGAGAGGTTGCTATATCAATACGATAATAACTAACCCCTTCTAAATCATCTAATTTTTTCCAATCACTAAATGCATTACTTTTATTAAAATCTGCATAAAACTCAATAACAATAACTTCATAGTGATCATCTTCAAATCCTCCATTAGGAGAAATTACATCTTCAAAGGTATTATCATTAATCCAATATTTTTCAGGGATTCTATCTTGAGCAAAAATAAATATAGGAAGTGAAAATAATAATACTAATAGATTTCTCATATTATCTTTGTTTTTGTAATTCATAAAGACGTTGGTCAATTTTTTCTAATTCTTCTAATATTGATTCAACATCATCTTGGGTATCCATAATGGTTTGACGGATTAATTCATCTTTTAAATCATATTCTATACGATCTATTGGGGGTACTGGGAGTTCTTTTGCATCTTGTATATCAGCTTGTAAAGCAAACCACATACCTACTACAGTAGCTACTCCTACTAGTACCATTCCGATAGTTTTTAAATCTAACGTTACTTTTGTTTCTTCTCCTATTTGTTTTGCCATTTTTTACTTAAATGTATAATTTATTCCAAAACTGGTTTGATATAATCTACTATCCCACATTTTTGAAAATTCACCTTCTGCAAAAATTCCTAAGTTTTTTCCAAATTTATAACCAAAACTAACTCCTGCTGAGTAATCATCCCATTGCTCTAGTTCTGAGTCTTGTATTAATCCTCCTTTACCCCAGTTATTTCTATTTAAGTAACTAAACTCTTCTTCACCTGCAACATATTTGTGATATGGGAGAATATAATTTATATAAGCATGCACCCAAAAATCTCTTTTATAATGATAAAAATCCATACCTATTATGGGAGCAATCTCCATCCATGGATCTAATAAATCCCATGCTTCACCATTAAAACGATTCATTAATCCAGGCATTATTATTTCTCTAAATTCTAGGTCAGTTTGTGCAACCTCAACACCATTTGAATCAATCCAATACCAATCATTTATTTCATTACCACTTTCGTCTTCACGTGTATAGTAAATATCATCATAACCATATTCAAATCCTAACTCATACCAATAATTAACTGGATATTCTTGTCCATTTATTGTTTGGGTTTCATTTAACCATATTTCTACAGGATTATACCCATATGCCCTTTCATGTCCTCTTAAAATAGCACCTGCAGATATGCTAAATTTCTTTCCAATTGGTAATCTACCTCTTACTTCTGCTGAGTTAAAATTTAAATTTATTTTACCTACTTCTCTAGATTGAACTTTTAAAATATGATATTTTCCTGTGTGTTTTATAAAAAAGTTATAATTTTTAAAATTTTCTCCTCTCCATCTTTCTCTTTCAAAATGAAATTGATATTCTAAACCTGTAACTGCTGATGTGGGGGCATCAAATACTAATTGCTCTTCAGTACCATCATAGTAGTTTTTAGGTTTTCTTTCATAATTAAATCTAGCTAATTTTCTTATACCAAATCCTAATCTATAATCAAATGGGTAAATAGGAGTATTATCTACTACATCAGGGATAGAATAAAGACTTCCATCTGGGTTAGTTCTTAAAAAATATGTTGGTTCTGATGCTTCAATTGAGTTTGAGATATCACCAGCACCATATACTGTGCTGTATTTTAAAAAATCATTATAGATTTCTTTAAAAAATGAATCTTTTTTCTGTTGTTTATTTTGAGCGTGTGATTGAAAGGCTATTAAAAGTAATAGCCCTAATAATAATTTTTTCATATTGTTATGTTATCGTTTATCTGGGTAATTAAATTTATCCTCATTTTTAGGTGGTCTATTCCCAAAAATTTTTTCTAACCCTGCTATGCCAAAGCATCCTAAGGTTATTATTAAAAACGATTCATATATAAACTCATTAATTACTAAACCCTTTTGAAAATATCCTGTAATTAAATCTACTACTGCAAAAATTATCATTACTAAAAATGACATAAATCCAATAACACTCTTTTCATTAATGTCATTGTTATCTTTAAATATGTTTTTAAAAGCCATAAATTTTGATTTTAAATTATTCATAATATTATAAACTTTTTTATTAAAACTATTTTAAAACTAATTGTTATTTTTTTGAAGGTTTTCTTCCTCTTTTTTTAGTTGTTCTTTTACCAGCAGCTGCTTTAGCAACATCTTTAACTTCTTTTGCTGCTTTAGAAATTGCTACTTTTGCTTGCTTTGCTTCTTTTTTAACTGCTTTAACTCTTTTTTGAGTTTCTTCAATTGTATCTTCTACTACATCAGGTATTAGATCTTTATCTCTATCGCCTACTTTCCCTGTTTTTTGTAAGTAAATAAGAATACCAATTCCTACTAATACAATTAAACAAATTACTCCAAATATTGCCATAATAATTAATTTTAATGATTCAATTATAAATATAAAAAAAGAGGTGCTTATGCACCTCTCTTAATAATATAGTTAATTTTCTTTTTTAGTTTATTTTACTATTTCTACTACTGGGGGTGTGTATGCTTCAGTTGTAATAGTTACTGTATTTGTTGTATTAGTTTGTACTGATGGATCTTTTAACCATTTAGTTGCGTATATCCAATTTGTACCTTCATAATTAAATTGTTCTGTTGGGTACCCTTTATTACATACATTATCACAATAAACACGCGCTATATGTCCATCCCAACCATATTGCATATTAAACGTCCCATTTCCTGGGTTTGGTTGATCTACGCTTTTAGGAGGCATTGGGTAAACATTAATATGATCTGAATCAACTTCATTAGAAGATAATTCAACTGTATCACCTGCAGCTACAACTCCAGAATCTGGTCCTGTCATCGCCCAACTTTGTTCCCATTTCATATCTTGGTCAGTATTATTAATTACTGTTAAAGTAAATTTAGCAGGAGATGTTTTTACTTCTGCTTTTTTATTAGTATTATTACATGCTACTAATAAAGTAGATGCAATTAAAAGTGTCAATAGTTTTTTCATTTTGTTTTTTGTTTTATTTTAAATTATTAGTTATAACTATATTATTTTATTTATCCATCACAAGATATACAATCTGCCATTCTAGAACCTAAATCACCTTTAATAACAGAATCAGTTCTTAAGTAATAAAATGTTTTAATTCCTAATTTCCATCCTTCTAAATGTACTTGATTAATCCATTTTGGGGAATCATTTACATCAAAAGATAAATTTAAAGATTGAGTTTGGTCAATATATCTTTGTCTAATAGCTGCTTGTCGCACTAATTCTAATTGGTTAATTTCTGGAAAAGTTAAAAATAACTCTTTTTCATCTGGGGATAAAATATTATCAGGTATTCCTTGTGCAGATCCATCTTCAGATAACATTTGATCCCACCATTTATCTTTATCTTCCCCTTTAGCAATTAATATTTTTTGCAATTCTTTATTTTTTCTAATAAATGTTCCTTTAGCTCCATTAAATGTATAAATGTTAGCGGGTAAAGGTTCAATACCTGCACTAATACCTCCTACAATTACTGAGTTAGATACTGTAGGTGCAATTGCCATTAAGTGAGTATTTCTCATTCCTGTTCCTTTACACCATAATGGTTCCCCATATTCTGAAGCTAAATCCATAGATGCTTTTTCTGCTTTATTTCTAATATCTGAAAAAATGTTATGAGTATGAGCTGTAGATGCTATTGAGTTAAATGGTAATCCCTTTTGTTGTAAAAATGAATGCCAACCCATTACACCTAAACCTAATGCTCTACCTTTTTTAGCATGTTGATGAGTTCTTCTTAATGAGTCTTTACCATTTGATTTATCAATAAATTCTTGCATTACACCATCTAAAAACCAAGTTGATAATTCAACAGCATCTGTGTCTTTCCATTCATCATACTTTGCTAAATTCATAGAAGATAAACAACATATAAATGAATGTTCTTCATCTGTAAATAATGTAATCTCAGAACATATATTAGTCATACTTACATCTAAATTATTTAATCTATATGCAATTGGGTTATCTTTATTTACATTATCCTTATACATTATATAAGGTTCTCCTGTCTCCATTCTTGATTTTAAAACAGTAGCCCATCTATTCATTGCTTCTGGGTCTCTTGCTTCTAACTTTCTCATAAAAGGATCTCCAACAACTACACATTGGTGTAAGTTTAAACATTGTCTATTAGGATCACCTTTAGGTCTACGAATTTGTAAAAATTCATCTATATCTCCATGCTCAATATCTAAATTTACTGATGCTGCCCCTCTTCTAACATTTCCTTGATTAGTAGCAATAATTGATGAATCATAAATTTTAGCCCAAGGTACTACACCTTCAGATTTACCATTTCCTGCTATTTCAGTACCACGTTTTCTAATGCGATTTAATGAAATGCCTACACCTCCACCGGATGCTGTTAATTTCATTAGTTCTGCGTTTGTTAACCCTATACCACGTATAGAATCAGGTGTATCAATACCAAAGCATGAAATAGGTAATCCTCTATCTGTACCCATGTTTGATAAAACAGGTGATGCTAAACCTAACCAACCATTCCACATAAGTTTAAAAAACTTATTTGATAGTTCTGGCTTCTTAAGTCTAACAGCAGATGCATTAGCAACTCTTCTATATGCTGATTTTACTGTTTCTCCTGGGAGTAAATATCCTTTACTTATTGTAGCTAAAGATATTTCATCCATCCACTCTGGATATTGTTTTCCAGCTTCCCAATTACTATAATCTACTTGTAATGCGTTATTTTCCATAATTTTAAAATAAACTATTTGCGTCCCAATTTTGAACTCCTTTACTATAGTTTGTTACTCTATTTGCGAAAAAATCAGTATGTTGTTTTCCACCTGATAGACTATCAAACCATTTCATTCTTTTTACTGCATCCTGATCTATACCATTAACTATAGCACCATAGCCTAAATCACTCATTTTAGTATTTACTCTATGTTTAATAAATGATACTAAATCATATTTTGGACATCCTTTTAAATCACCCATTTCATATACTTTATCAATAAAATCTAATTC